TGAACTCATTGTCGGGGAACACGGACTTGTATGCAGGGTGGTACAGGTAGCCGAAGCGGTTGAAGTACTTCATGCCGAGGATGGACAGGGTGATGAGTCGGTCCACTCCCGAATACCCGTCGTTGAAGTGCAGCACCCCATCGGTGTCGGGGAAGTGCTTGAACATGTAGTGCTTGATGATGTCATCGTAGCCACCCTCCACGGGGATCATGTCATCGGATGCGAGCAGGATCACATGTGGGTTGATGGCACGCACGACATTCAGGTCGGCGTTGACCGCGGAGATCTTGCTGGTTGACTTGCCGCAGATGGGATGGATGCGACCCATGTGCTGGGCACACAGCCGGTCAAAGTAAGACCACATGTTCTGGTTGTTCATTGACCGGTCATCGTGGTCGTAGGAGATCACGAAGTGAACCTCGTTGGTCCCCGAGAGGTAGCCGAGATACCGATCAAGGACGGACATGAACTTGTCCGGTCTGTTTCTGGTCGGGAACTTGACCACCATCTTCATGGCTTGCTCTCCTCGTCGCCTTCCTTGTGCCACTCGTCCACGAACTTGACGCGGTCGCTCTGTGAGTAATCCATCGCGTAGTTCTTGGCACGGGCAAATAGGTCGGGATCAATCTGCTTGACATACTCGCTGAAGTTCATGAAGAGGTTCCAGAGGGCTTCGGCGACCTCCTCCTCGTCTTCCTTCTTGATGGCGTTGGGATCCTCGTCACCGGAGTCTCGGTCGCCGTCCTCCTCGTCCTCGTCGGGGTCGCGTGGCTCGCTGACCGTCTCCACGATGTCATCGGCGCAGTCCTGCTTGAACTCGTCCAGAGTGCAGCCGTAGACCATACAGGGGGTTCCCTTGCCGAAGTAGGCGTTGAGGGAGTTGCTCTCAATGAACTCAACCGCCTCATCCTGACTCATCCCGTCCCGTTCCATCAGGATGTCCATGCATGCCTGATAGTCATAGACAGCGATGGGGTACTTCTGCCCGACCTTGCGTAGCCCGCCGACAAAAGCGTCCTCAAACCCGTTCATGAGAATGGTTCCTTCTTCAGGCATTGGTGTCCCCCTCTTCGGCTCCCATGATTTCCATGTTGCCCACCGAGTACTTGCTCTTGACGAACTCGCCGAACGAGGCATCGGTCAGGATGGGCATCCAGAAGTCCTTGCTATCGGTGTCATTCATGCGGAACTTCTTGTCCTCCACCTCGCCGGTCTTGGAGTCCACGCGGGAGTACCATCCGTTGGACGGCTTCACCACATGCCCCGACTCAATCGCCATGTCAAGCAGACCGCTCCAGCGACTCAAGCCATCGTCAAACGATACCGAGATCGGAATCTTGGAACGCTCCTTCACATAGCGGGACTTCTCCACATTGATGATGAAGTTGTAACCCGTGACCTCCGTGCCGTCCTTCTCCTGCTGCCGACCGAGGATGAAGATGGTGTCGGCGGAGTAGTAGGAGCCGGTGCCGCCACCGACCACATCCTTGGCATACAACTCCATGGTCTTGTAGGTGTGGTTCACCACGACCATCGGGATGTCCTTGAGGGTCAGGTGCGGCGTGACCATGCGGAACAGCGACTTGATCTGCTTCGCACGGGTCATGTCAGCGACCGCCTTCTGGTCAAGTGCGTCCTCCACTTCCTTCTTGGAGGCGAGATTGCCGATGGAGTCAATAATGATCATGACCCGCTCGCCACGCTCAATGTCCTTCAACTGGTTCATGATGTCAAACTTGAGTTCCTCCACATCCTTGACGGGGGTATGGATGACCCGCTTCATGTCAATGCCGAAGGTCTCAAAGTAGTTGATGGGCGTGCCAAACTCCGAGTCGTAGAACAGCATCACGGCATCCTCGTACTTGTCAAGGTACGCCTTCGCCATGAGCAGGGAGAACAGGCTCTTGAAGTGCTTGCTCGGTCCCGCCCACATGGTGATGCCGGGGACGAAGCCACCGTCAAGCCGCCCAGAGAGGGCGACATTGATGGCAGGAACCGATGTTGTGATCATGTCCTTCTTGTTGAAGAACTTGGATGAGAAGAGAATCTCCGTGTCCTTGATGGTGGAGTTCTTCTTCAGTTTCTGGATCAGACTCATGGTGTAAACCTCACTGGTGTTATGTAGGTGGACTCAGGGCAACGCTTCGGGCTTGTCAAACGGATCCACTCCATATTCGCAGACATCCTCAAAGGTCTGGTACTGGAAGCCGGTTGACTTGATTGTCTTTAGGATCTCGCTCAACTCCTCGCGCACCACATACAGGCGTGCGTGCGTACCCGCGTGCGCGGGCGCGTCCGCGTGCGGGCGGATGTCGTGCATGACGAGGCTGATGCCCTTCATGGCCTTGGCGGTGTCCGCAAGACCCGCAAGCACTCCCTGCAACTTGCCCCTGCGGATGCGGTGCTCGCGGGTGTCTTCCGAACCCTTGAGCCGGTCCGGCTTGAAGTACATGCGGTCGCCTTGGTAGTAGTGGCTCTCGTTGCCGGGTCGGACATAGCAGAACATGGGGCAGACCCGACGATAGAGTTCCTCGTCAAAGCGGGAGAGGGGGAAGGCGAAGTGGGTCGGCTTGAAGCCAGCCCCCGCCATGTCCTCCATCGCAGGGAGAACCTCGTCCTCAATGTAGCGGTCCACATCGTACATGCGGGCATACGACAGGGCATCGCGGTGGGTCTTGCCGTGGCATCCGATCACATGCCCGTCCGAGCGGAGGTCAGAGAGCATGTCCAAGTCCTTGTCGGTGAGCAGGTGGAACGAGTCCACATAGAACACGGCTTTGGCCTTGTGCTCCGTGAACAGGTCTCTTGCGACATGCCAGTTGGAGACCGAGTGGTCATCAAAGCAGAGGTGTACATGCGGGTACTGAACCTTCTTCTCCTCTGCGAGGAACGAGACGAACTTTTGTGCTGTCATGGTCTTGCCTTCATGGGTATTTAGGGTCAGGCGAACAATCCGTCAAGGCTGCTGGTCTCCTCAACCTTCCATCCGATGGTGTCCAGAATGTTCTTGAGAGGGTCAATGAACGCCTTCTCAAACTGGGTGTCGTAGTCAATGTGCGGAAGCAAGCCGAACTCCTCCGGCAACTTGTAGGGGAAAGAGATGACCCTCTGACGGACGGGGTTCGGCTCCTTCAGGTAGACGAACTTCACCTTCTCGCCGTCACGCACGGGCTGGAACGACTTGAGCAGGGACTTCGCCTTGATCCAATGGTTGTAGATGAGAGCACCCTTGATGGCGATGGGTGTCGCCTTCTTGTAGATGCTTGCGGAGTCATGGTACTTGTCCATGTAGGAGCAGCCACGGGGAAACGCCACGCTCTCCACGGGCAGGTGGGAGAACTCCTCGCGGAAGGTCGCCACGAAGCCACGGAGGGTCGGCTCGTCCTGCGTCATGATGATGCGAATGGCTTCCTTCAACTTCTTCCTTACGATGAGCGGGGTGGACGATCGTGCCGTCTCAATGCCCATGATCTTCAGGTCTGGTTCCTTGACATAGACATTGTCCTCGCCGAGATGCACCGCGAGCATGTATCTCTTCTTCGCTGTCCAGATGCCCTTGGCCGAGATGCACTCCCGCTTCATGGACATCTTGTTGTCGTATGCGTTCATCCTCTCGGCGAGGTCGGCATACCACCGGTTGATTTTGGGGAGTATAACATCCGTGCAGCACTTGTCAAGGAACAGGATGGTCTCCTTGGTGGGCTTGGTTCCCAACATCTTGTCCACAAGACACCCCATCTTGAGGTAGACAGAGTCAGTGTCGGAGGCGATTACAAAATCCTCAGTGACCCCGCACACTTTACTCAGGAGAGCGTTCAATCTGTCTTCCACCCACCGGATGCTGAACTGACCCGACACCGTGATGGCTTCCGCCATGTCAAGGTTGTAGTAGCGGCAATACTGGTTGCCCAACGCACCGAACGCGGAGTTCAGTTGGACCTTGCGGACCATCTGGAAGTTGTTGTATTTGGCAATGTCCTTCTTCGCCTGCTCCACCTGCTCAGGCGTGGCATTGGGGTTGTTCTTGAGCCAGCCCTTGACCTCAAGCATCTTCTTCTTGAACACCTTTCGCTGGTCGTACATGGTGTCCATGAGTTCGGGCAGGAAGCCGCGGATGTCCCTGCGATACATGGTGCCGTTGGCGGCGACCGACAGGTTCCGTTCCTTTGCCTTTCGCAGTTCCCCCTCAAGGGTCTCGTTCTTGCAGGAGATTAGGTCATCAACGGAGATGCCCTTGACCCTCTCCTTGACCAGCGTCTCGGGGCTGAGGTTGTACTGCATGATGAGGTGGGGGTAGAGGCTGTCAAGGTCAAACGATGCGACCCAGTCGTGGCTCCCGACCTGCGGCTCCTTTACATACGCACCCTCAAACTTGTCATCCTTGTCCGCCGACTCCTTGGGCGGGATGGTGACATGCTTGGTCCGCAGGTAGTTGTAGATGATGCTGTCCCACATGCGGACCTGCGTGAACACATCGCCGAAGTTCCCCCGTGCGGAGTAGGCCAAGCCGTGAGCCAGTTCCAGCAGCCGCAACTTGTCCTCCAACTTGACCACCAGCAGGACATCGCGGATGTTGTACTCCACGAACCGCTGGAAGTCCTTGCGGTAGAACTCGGTGATGCTGGAGTAGTCATCATAGGACATCTTGCCCTCGCCCAGTTCCTGCGAGGCGATGAACTCCAACTTGTATGACTCTTGGTTGATGAAGGTGAACTTCTTGTATAGGTCAATGTAGTCAAGGATGGCGATGCCGTTGATGTAGTAGGCGATGCTCGCCTGTCCCAGTGAGTTGACCGCACCCTTGCGTTCGCGGACATCCTGCCATGGGGACATCCTCTGTGCCACCTTGCGACCGAGCACACGCTCCATCCGGCGATAGAGGTACGGGACATCAAAGAACACCACATTCCATCCGGTGAGGATGTCGGGGTCCAGTTCCTCCCACAGGTCCAAGAACGCAGAGAGCAACTTTGCCTCGTCGGTGAAGCACTCATACTTCACCTCGTCCGAATGGAACTGCCCCAACGCCAGCACATGAGTCTTGCCCTTCATGTGGACGGTGATGGCGTTGATGCGTTCCTCGGGGTCATCCATGCTCGGGAACCCGTCCTCGCTCTCGCACTCAATGTCTATGAAAGCGACACGGATGAGCGATGGGTCGTACTCCAGTTCTCCCTCGCTGCCGTAGGTCTGTGCGATGAACTGGTACTGCGGGTCAATCTGCCCGTAGATGCGGAACCCCTCCACGCCCTTGTACTTCTCCGCGAAGAGATGGGCTTCGTAGGAGTTCTCAAAGTCCACCGGCTCAACCTTGATGCCGTCAATCGTTGTCCAGCAATCCGGCTTCGGCTTCTTCGTCGGGACATAAAGCGTCGGTCGGAAGTTCACCGATTCATGGACACGCCGTCCGCTTGCGTCGTAGCCACGATGGAGGATACGACTCCCCTTCATCGTTACATCGGTGTAGAATGGTTTCATGTGAATAGTTCGGTCAGGGTTTCCGGCACTTGCTGTCTGATGCGTTCCTCGGACAACTTGATGTATTCGGGGTTCAACTCAATCCCGATGTAGCGTCTTTGGTTCTTCAAGGCAACCACGCCTGTCGTTGCGGCTCCGTTGAAGGGGTCAAGGACAGTTCCATCTTTAGGACACCCTGCGAGGACACAGGGAACGATAAGGTCTTCGGGGAAAGTGGCGAAGTGGGCACCCTTGAACGGCTTGGTGGTCACGGTCCAGACCGAACGCTTGTTACGCTTGCCATCAGAACCCCACACCCTCTCTCCCGAGGAAAACCTGTCTCCTGTAGGATAATCTGCTTGATACTTTTCTCCATGCTTGTCCCGAAGTGCCGGTGCAGTAGTAGCCATTTCCTTGATCGCCTCATGGTCAAAGAAGTATCGTGGCGACTTGGAGAAGAGGAAGATGTATTCGTGCGCCTTGGTGCATCGGTCGGTCACGCTCTCAGGCATCGGGTTCGGCTTGTGCCAGATGATGTCCTGACGGAGATACCAACCATCAGCCTGTAGAGCAAACGCAACCCGCCACGGGATGCCGATGAGGTCTTTGGGCTTCAGGTCTCCGCAGTCAACATCAACCAGAGTGCCAGCGATGGCTCCCCTGTTGCTCGCCTGCTTGGACCCGTCCCCCTGCTTCACCCATGCCGTCCCGTCCGCGTTACGACCCCTGCCGCTTCCTGCGTAGGAATCGCCGAGGTTCAGCCAGAGCGTCCCATCATCACGCAGGACGCGACGGACCTCACGGAACAACTCAACCATCTCACTTACATACCCATCGGGGGTCTCCTCAAGACCGATCTGCCCGTCAACTCCATAGTCACGCAAGCCGAAGTAGGGCGGCGAGGTGATGCAGGTGTGGACGGAGCGGTCCGGCAGGGTCTTGAGAACCTCACGGCTGTCTCCCTGTAGGATGGTGTATCGGTCATTCATAGATGCTTCCTTACCTTGTTCCAGTAGGCGGTGGTCGCGTCCCACGCCTTGCTGCCCTTACGCTTGAGGATGTTACAGCCCCCGTTGTGAAGACGGGCCATGTCCTCCATGGTCGCCCCCGCGGGCGCGTACCTGCGCATGTACGCGACCACGACCCTGCGCGCGTACGCAGGGTCAAAGCAGTCATGGTAAGTGCCGCCCAGCGTCTTGTCAAACGCGACGGCATCCTTCCAGTAGCCACGATGGATCTGGAAGGCACCGATGGCCTTGCCCCCGTCGCCCACGGCGTTGGGGTCACCACCGGACTCAACCATCATGATGGCATCGAGAAAATCAGACGGGATGGTGATCGACCGATCTCTGGCTAGGATTTGGGTATGCGAAACTAACACCACCAGCATTCCCAGAACCAATAGTTGAATTGGTCTCATTCTTCTTTCCTTGAAGGTAAGAGTAAAACAGCACGGAGTAGTTGATGAGATCAAGGCATGTATCTTCAACGCTCTCATCCTTGACTTGAAGAGTGCCGGACTCCACGAAGGAGGACAATCTGGACATCTTATCCGTCATTCGGACCAACATGCCAGCCTCGGTCTTGCAGATGCCCATGGATTCACAACGGGTGAAGTTGGCGAAGGGTTCTTCTCCGCTCCGTCCGGCATAGTCGGCGTTCTTCTTCTGCATCAGGGCGAACGCCTTGGAGCAGAGGGTCTGGTGGTGCTTCAGCAGTTCTTGTCGGTTCATTGTCAAGCCTTTCCGGTTGAGCCGAAACCACCCTTGCGGTCGCCCTTGGGCGGGATGGGGTCGGCGAGTTCCTTGAAATCACATGAGAGTCGGTGGACGATCTCTCCTTGGCAGATGCGGTCGCCATGGTTCACCCTGACATTGATCTTGCTCATGTTCATGACCGCCACCATGAGTTGGTCGGTGTAGTCGGAGTCAATGACCCCCTCCGCGTTGGCAAGCACCAGACCGCCCTTGAGAGCCAGCCCTGACCTCGCGTGCAGGCGGACGGAGTAGCCCTCGGGGATGTCCAGAACGAGTTGGGTGGGCAGGAGAACCCTGTCGCCGGGTTGCAGGAGGATGAACGGGTCCATCTTGTCATGGACATGGGCGAGGTACTTGGTTGGTTCTGAGTTGATCGTCCATGCGTCCACCTCCCGCTTACCGGCAGGCAGGCATACCCGCAGGTCAAAGCAGGCGGACTGGCTGGTCGCATAGACCGGCGGGAACGCCTCTGGGTGCAACTTGTGATAGCCGAGCACGATGTTCGTGTTCATGGTGTAAATCTCACTTGTGGAAACGGCTATGGTATCAGGTTTCGTCGCTGCCGTCAAGGGGTCTCTTGCGAACTCCGATGCGGTACTTCGGAATCAGTTCCCAGTCATTCTTTTGGCTAAAGGGAAGAATCTTGAAGTGACTTATCGGACATGCCGGTTCCTTGGTCATGGCAGGGTTGACGATCTTGACCAGCCCCCACTGCTCAAGCAGGTTGGCGATGGTGTTCCGTCGTGCCTTGTCCGACTCCGCGAAGTCGGATTCCAATCCATCCAGCATGAAGAGTTCCTTGAAGTGGACAATGTAGTACTTGCCCTTCTTGTGGAGGATGTGGCAGGACTGGTACAACTTGCGTTCGGTCTTGGAGGAGATCCCGATGCGGGTCAGCGTCTCCTTCACCTTCAAAAAGTTGTCGGGTGAAGGTAAGGTGACCTCCACAAGGGTGTCTACTATTTGATTCACGGGATACGCCTTCTACTAATGATGATTTCGCTTCACGAATCGTCATTATTTAGCGTTCCTTCCACCTTTGGCGGTCCGTAGAGCCTCCACCTGCTCCTCTGTCAGGAGCCGGAGGTAGTCCTTGGCCTTCCTGCTGCTGACCTTATAGTGCTCCATGATGACCTTGAGCCGTTCCTGCTCCACCTCGTTCTTCTTGATCCACTTGTCCCATCGCTTGCGACGGCGGACGGAGTGATAGAGGTAGTCAAACTGCATGCGGTTGTCCAACATGTACTGGCAGTTCATCTCGTTGGCGTACAGGAGGGTGTCGGGGCTGAACGAGAGGGCACGGTTGACCATGAACGGGAGGTAGTGTTTCTCCGCGTCGGGGTATGAGTCCATCGGGCTGTCGGTCTTCTCGTTGATCGCTTTGAGCAGGTCGGTCAGGGTAAGTTTCATGGTATGTCCAAGTCGGCGAGGGGTGTCCCGTCCTCCATGCTCACATCCACGATTAGCCGCATGGGGATGTAGATCCACTTCCTCTTCTTGATGTCGTAGACGCTGTGGAGGTAGAACTGGTCGTATCCGCTTGAGCCATGATAGCGATCAATCAGCGGGGCTTCAACATACTCGGGGGTGACCACGCAGATGCGGTGGGAGATCTTGGTCTTGACCCGCTTGCCATTGATGTCCTCGTACTCAATGTCAAGGTGGTTGGGATAGATGTTCTTGAGCAGGGCATCAATCCACTCGGAGAGCATAATGTCGGTCATACCCGTCACTTCAAAGTAGGAGCCGAAGCCCCCGTTACCGCTGTCATCCGAATGCTTCTTGGCGACACGCATGGAGAAGTATGACTTCCTCTCATGGAGGAATGACTGGCGGGCATGCTCACACTCTCGTACGAACTGCTCGTACTTGTACTTTCCCTCCAGTTTCTTGTTGATCTGCGTGACCTTGTCCAGTTCGTCCTCGGTGATGAGGCTGGATAGGAGCATGATCTTTTCAACCGGACTGGCATCCTCGGCATCCGACCCCTTGCGGATTCCGTCTAGGCTGTCCCAAAATTTGGGGTTGATTTCGGTGGTCAGTGAGGAGCGGAACTCCTTCACATAACCATCTATGTCGTACTTCTTGCCGATCTCATGGATGGCAATCGAAAGGTCTCCGAGGCTCTTCACGACCATGGTAGCCTCCCTTCTCTTCAGGGAGTATTTAGGTCTTGAAGGTACACTCCGAGGCGAGAGAAATACAACAGGCGGCAAGGTTGATCTCGGGGTCGGCGGCGAACGCAGCCCTGTGCTGATATTCAGCCAGAGTAAGGATTGCTTGAGGTATTGATGAAGGCGTGAGAGACTCAAGGAGAGCGTCGTAGATGCTGCGGAACACATGAGCCGTATCGCGGTCCGTGTTCTCAACCACCCACTTCCGGATGTCCGCGAAGTTCTTGGACTTGAGAGCCTTGACCAGTTGCTCCATGCCCACATCAGGGGAGACAAGGATGCCCGCGTCAATGGTTCCCGAGACGGAGTACCGCTGGACCTCGTTGAGGATGCGGCGGAAGTCGGGGAAGTGACTGACGATGAGTTGTGCGAGGACTGCTGGCTCATGGCTGATCTCCTCTGTGTTCAAGATATGGACGAGCCTCTCATGGAACTGCTTCGCCATCTTTGACTTCTCCTTGGAGGGGATCTTGAAGTCAATGGTGGTGCATCGCGAGTGAAGAGGAGCGATGATGCGATGCTTGAAGTTGCATGTGAGGATGAAGCGGCAGTTGGACGAGAACTCCTCAATGAACCCACGCAACGCGGGCTGTGTGGATAGGGGGTTCAGGTAGTCAGCCTCGTCAAGGATGACCACCTTGTGTCCACCGTTCAGGGACATGGAGGAGGCGAACTGCCGGATGCGCATGCGCAGCGTGTCAATCCCGCCGTCCTCCGATGCGTTGATGAACATCATGTCCCTGCCCAACTCCGAGCAGAGGGCGCGAGCCACGGTCGTCTTGCCGCAGCCCGCACCCCCCGTCAGGATCATGTTGGGGATGTCCCCCGACTTGACGATGTCGCTGAATGTCTCCTTCAGGTTCGTCGGAAGGATACACTCGTCAATCGTCTTCGGACGATACTTCTCTACCAGAAGTGTCTCTTCCATGTTCAGTCCTTGCTGATGGTGCTGTCGGACTCAAGGGCGATCCAGTAGGTGACGGGACCGACGAACTTCACGACCTTCTTCTCGGCGAACGACACATCGTAGTGACCGGGGAACAACTTGATGTTCTCCACCTTGAGCCAGAACCGGAACGACATGTCCGGCTGCTCCTCGTCAACGACGAGACTCCAACTATGACCCGATGCGTTCTTCTTGTCGCACACGCGGATACAGATGCCCTCGTCGCACGACTCAACGCAGAAGTCAGGAGCCTGTAGGACAGAAGCCGCCTTGAGGACCGACGCGATCTTGTCCTCGGTCAGGCGGAAATGGACCGCGACCTTCGGCATGCTGATCTTCTTGTCGGGCGGGGCGGACAGGAGCGAAGGCTCGGAGAAGAAGTACTTGACCGATGCCTTGGACCCCTCGGAGCCGATGTTCACGAACTTGCCGTTTTCGTCAAACTCAAACTCGGGGTTCTTGAAGAGGCTGATGGTGGAGAGGAACTGGGACATGTCCCAGATGCCGAACTCCGTATCAAAGGTCTCGGTGATGCTGGCCTCCGCAAGGATGGTGGAGGACGGCGAGATGGTGCTGATGGTGTTGCCCTGCTTCACATGGAGATTGCTGTTGATCCCCGCGAAGTTCTTGAGGATGTTCAGGGTCTCCTGCGAAATCTTGATCTTGGTCGCTGTGCTGCTCATTGTGTAGTGTCTCCTGTTGGACCTTTCTGGTCACTGGTGTTCTTGTATGGCTTGAAGGGTACGAACGGCTCGTCCTCTTCTTCTGATTTGGTCTCTGGTTTCTGGATGTCAAAGGTCTTGTTCTGGTATATGGATATCTGGTCGGACCTGTAGTGACGAACGATGCCGCCATCACACAAAGTCACACACCAGATGTCGTTCTCAAATGTCCCGCTGTCGCGGACATAGATGGCATAGCCCTCTTTGTCTCCCTCAACGATGACGGGAATCGGGTTGCGGAACTCATGAATCATAAACCGAGGACGAGGGGCTTTCGCCCCCCGCTCGGTGGCACGGACGGGTTGGGTTTACTTCTTGACCGAGCAACGCTCTTCGCAGTTACGCATGAGGTTGCCGAGGGCACGATCAATCTCATCAACGCGCATGTCAAGGTGACGCTCGGTATTTTCAAGATGACTGTCAAGACGGTCAATGCTGTCGTTGAACGAATCCTGAAGTTCGTTGACGCGATCGTTGAGATCCTGATGGAAGGTGTCCGCATTGATGCTCTGTGCCTCGCGAATCTGCGAGTGTTCTTCCTCAATCCAGTCATAGAAATCCTTCCCTGACTTGATCTTGCTGTCCAGTTCCGTCCAAAGCGAGGACACCAGCAGCAAGGCACCGACGAAGAACCACGGCACGCCTGCCGGATTGGACTCGTTCAGGTAGTAGTTCATGCCGTAGAAGGTGGTGAGCAGTCCGGTCCATCCCGTCAGTCTGCTGACGATGAACATTCCCTTGTTGACCGTGGGTCGGTTCACGAACAATGTAAACATCTTGCGACTCATTCCGAAATCTCCTGTAAAGAGGGTTGAAGTGTGGGAGTATACCATCTCTCCCGTGGAAGTCAAGTGGTGGTCAGATGATGGTCAGGGAGCAATATGCCATGCCCCGACCGCCTTTGTAATAGCCAAAGATCAAGAGGTGCTTGCGGGAACGCTTGGTCCCGCCGGTGTATATCTTGCCGTACTTCACGATTCGCTTTCCGCTGGTCATCTTCCATCCGCTGTTCAGGGCGAAGGACATGATGCTGCTCTTCATGCTGGTCGGGATGTTGCCCTTGAAGAAGTAGCCCTGTATGCTGCCTTCCCAGATGTTGGACTCCTTCATCGCACCGATGAGAGTCATGAGATCGTTGAATCCCTTGTCCTTGGACTTGCCGCCCCGCCCCATCTTGGACGAGAGGATTGCCTTCACCTCGTCGCTCGGGGAGCAACCCTCGCTACGGCAGTTCTTGGTCCGTGCTGTGTTGCGTAGGGTGGATGCCATCTGTTACTGCTGGGCGAGTCGGTCTCGCAGTTTTCGTGACATGATTTCCGTGGGCGTGAGTGGATACTCAATCGCCTCAAACTTGAAGCCTCGCGGGGCGGCTTCCTTGCCTCGCACCATCTTGGAATAGATGCCGCTCATGGCCATGGGCTTGAACTCACCCACGGACTCTTCCTTGCCGAGACCCGGCCATGCGTCAGGCTTGGTCCCGATGAGGACCGCGTTCTTGTTCTTCGGATCTTTGAAGAGCACGCAGTCCTGTCCATACTTCTGTCCCATCTTCTTGGCGAAGCCCTTGATGGCTCCGACGGTGGCGGCTGCGTCATCGCGACCGATGATGAGGAAGGACTCCTCTTCCACCCGTCTCTTTCCGCCCTTGCCATCGTCCTCGTCGTAGGTTCCGATCAACTTGTTGAAGCCGAAACCAGCCGCGCGGATGTCCGACTCCAGACGAGCGTTGTTGCCGCGATTAGTCTTGCGGTCCATGGGATTGCCGTCGGCATCACGCCCACGGAAAGCCGTGAGCATCGCAACGGGGCGATTCTCAACATTCGCCTTGATCCGCTGTAGCGATGCCTCGTCAAGTTGTACTCGCTCGTATAGGTATGACATGTCACTTCCCCTGCTGCTTGGCCTTCTTTGCCTTCGTGATCTTTGCCTTGGCCTGTGCTGTGGCCATCAGGGCTTCGGCTTCAGCATAACCGATCATGTAGTACATGGTCAAGTTGCCGGTTCCGTGCTTCTTGTCGGCGAAAACATTGAGGACGCTCGCGATGCTCAAGCGATTTCCCGCAACATTCTCTCCCAAGTCCTTCAACCGCCTGCCGATGTCCTTATGCCGCATCTCATAAGGCATGGAACCCGCACCACGGAAGACCACGACGGGATTGTCGGGGTTGGAGATGTCCACATAGTTGAGGGCAATACTTCCTCCCTGCGGGGTGAGGGTAGTGGATACTCCCTCCTGCTCGCTGATCACTTCGCGAACGGATTTGACCAGAGGGTCGTTGAATGGGTCTTTGGTGTTCATGAAGAGTATTTAGGCGGGACGCTGTAATTCACCGGGAAGGTTCTCGTCAATGTCCACCGGCTCGTAGCCCATGGTCTGGGCGCAGTCGGGGCATAGGGTCTTGTACCATCCCTTGTTCTTCTTGAGGCAGAGGTAGCCGATGTCCCCGCAGACCTCGCACACGGTGCCTGAAAACTCCTCGGTGAAGCCGATGAGTGCGTAGATGCGGTTCAACTTCTCCTGCGGAATCGGGACATGATGGTAGATACGGAAGGCGAAGCGGAGGACTCCGAACTTCTCCTTGGTCTTGTAGAGATGGAACAGGGGAGGGTTCTCCTCGCTCTCCACCTCGGGCCACCACTGGATCGGGATGTCCTTGAGTTCCTCCTCAATGGCCTCGGCGACACGGGCGACTAGTCCGTCCCACCCGTACCCATGCTCCCAATCAACTCTTCTAGGGTGCTTCTTGTGCCGACCGAAGACACGGGGGCATCGGAGTTCAATCTCGTTTCGGTCCTTCTCTCGGGCACGGACCATGTCCTCGTAAGTTTCGCGGTAGGCTTCTCGGGGGTCTGCTCTTCGGTCTCCAGCCCCTCCTCCGGAACCCACTTCGCCGCCAGATAGTTGGTCTTGCCCTTGATCTTCTTGGAGAAGTCGTTCAGCCACTCCGCTTCCTTCTCCGCCTCCGTCCGCGTCTTGTAGGTTGCCACCGTGGCTTGCTTCACCACCAGCCAGCCCACCTGTGTCTTGCCGTCCATCACCTTGATTGCCCATTGTTTTTTCTCCATAGTTTGTACCAACCGGTCTGACAGGATTTGAACCTGTAACCACCGTCTTAACAGGACGACGCACTACCGTTGTGCTACAGACAACCGAAAGCGGGCGAAGGGATTCGAACCCTCGACACCTTGCTTGGAAGGCAAGAACTCTACCGCTGAGTTACACCCGCATGATTTTAACCAGCCCAATCATACACCTCTTCCCGTCGCTTGTCAAGGAACCCCACCCTGCCTCCCTGCTTCAGCACCCGAGCGAACACCTCGTCAAGAGGGATGGGAGCGAAGCCGGTGTGCTCCACGCAGACATTCAGGTACGACGGGTCGTTCTCCAGACCACCGATATCGGCGACCCGTTGGATATGCTTCGCGTGCGTGTGCCCGTGGACATTACATCCGAACTTCTCCAGACATGATGCATGGATGGGCGCGTGCGAGAAGACGCACCCGTTCAGCACATGGAACGCACGGATGTCGCGGAAGTGCTTGGCGTAGTCCTTCAGGTCAAAGATGTCATGGTTCCCACGGATGAGGATCTTGTCGCCGTTCAGCCGCGAGAGGATGTCAAGCGATCTCTTTGCGATTGCGACATCGCCGAGATGGTACACCTTGTCGGTGGGCTTGACCACGGCGTTCCAGTTGGCGACCAGAGCCTCGTCATGGTCCTCAATACGGTCCCATGGACGGAGTTTCACCCCCTTGGAATTGAACTTGCAGATATTCGCATGTCCGAAGTGAGTGTCGGACACCACGAATACATCCTTGTTCGGAGGTGGCTTGGTTCCCTTGGGGGTGTTCATGGCGAGATCTTTCTAATGGAGTCGGGGGGAATCGAACCCCCGTGATGTCATGTTTACTGTGGTGCATTCTACGCTAATATCCGTCGCTTGTCAAGACCCGCCGCCGACGGCAACTGAGCGGGTCATGTTGGAGTCTTTGGTTCTCGGACCTTGGTGGGCGTTCCGTTCCGCAAGGTCCAATCCTCTGTTTTCTCCTTCTACCCTAGAGGAGTCAGGTAGTCGGAGGTCAGGCTGCGAGAGCGAGACGGTAGGGCTGCTTGTTGGCAGTTCTAATTTCCATGTCTTGTTGCGGGGCGAACATGGTTCCCCGTAGCGCATCACTCATCAATTCACATGCATTCGATACCTTTACGACCCCTTGGTTCACTTGAGACGGAGCAGGTACTTCGTCTTATTCAACGCTCCGACCATCTCATCCCGCAGGTTGAGGAGATCGGTATCCTCCGGCTTCAACATCGCCGGAACATCTTTTGCCATATACTGAATGGTCTTGTCAATGAACTCCACGCATCCGGCGTTGTCCTTGTAGTTGCCGAAAGTCAGCGAGTATTGGTTCTTGGCGGCGGGAACCCCATAGCGACCGGAGAACACCTCCACGAACTCGTCAACGAGAGGGTCAAGGTCACCGTAGAGACCTCCGAGAGCCTGATGCTCGGCGTAGGACTTCGTCTGCCAGTGGAAGATGCGAAGTTGGGCTTGGAGTGTGAGTAGCGTGGTGATCAGTGTCATGTGTGCCTCCGGATTCATATTTAGCCCTTGAGGGTGAACTTGCCGGACCCGTTGGACCAGCCGTCGGGCATCGGCTTGCTTTCCATCTTCTTTCGGGACTCATCAAAGACCCGTGCGTTGGCATCGTTCCACCCACGCATATACTCTTCCTTGAAGATGGCATTGTCTTCCGAATGCATGACCTTGCTGTCCATACCCTTGCCCTGCATCCTGTCTCCGTATCCGAGTTCGTATGCCCGTCCGGGCGTGTAGGGGTGACTCATGGTTTACTCGCTTTCTTCTTCGTCCTGACAGGCTTCCTCTTGGGTTTCTTGTGGAAGATGGCATCGTAGTTCTTGCCATATTGCTCAAGATTGACCCGCCGGTATGTATCTCCTTTACCGGCTCCGTGTTGTCCTTCGTTCATTCCTTGCTCCTCTTGGTTATTGGTCGCCCGCGAGAGACAGGATGTATTTGTGGTATTTGCGGACGAATATCTTGGGGTTGTTCCTGACCATCTCGGTGTTCATGTACAAGACCTTGACGGATTCGTGATTCATCCACTGAAGGTATGAGAACTGGGCCGACCTGACATACTTCTGTTTACCCTCCTCACACTTCTTGATGATCCGCTCCTCCAACTTTTTCTTTACCGCATCAAACGAGAACTCAATCGCGTACATGATTTGGTTCTGGTAAAACAGCGAGCAGATGACACCGAGGTTCTCAGAAGAGTCCTTCTCCAATCTCTCTCTGGTGTAGTCAGAGAAGTTTCCGCTACCGTTGATCTTATCCTGCCTCTTTTTCTTCGGGTTTTCTGTGTACAGTTTGGGCTTGACTTCCTTGTTCCTCTCGCCGTCATGGCAGTCGTATCCATGCTTGCCGGGACAAGGAGAGTATCCGCACATCCTGACCGTGATCGCCTCCCGCATCTGCGAGGAGTTGGGATCGTTCAACTGCCGGACAAGCAACCACTCCGACATCGGGTCCATCTGGACCTGCTTGCCCAGAGCATAGTCAACGCACATTCCCATGTACCGATCGTCCATCAGTTCGTCTTGAGGTA